CCGTCAAGCTGGGTCGTGAGCGGCCCGCCCGAGAAGATGCCCCGCACGCTCTCGCCCTTGAGAGCCCCCACAGCGCGGTCGTAGAGGCCCATCCAGGTCTGCAACCGAGCGTCGTCTTCCAGATACGGCGCCGCATGGACCAAGGCCCCGTAGAGGTACAGGTCGGGGTAGTTCGTCAGCAGCCAGTTGGTATCGCTGTCCGACGAAAGCGCCGTCAGGGCCTGGTTGTAGTAGAGCGTGATGCTGTAGGCCGAGTCCGCCACCGGCCGGACGTACATCGTCGAGCCCTGGATGGCGTAAGCCTCGGGCCGCGCGTTCGTGTCCGACGGGTACTCGTTGAACAGGTCTTGGATCGTCTTGAGGTTGAGCGTCCGCTTCGGGCTGCTCTCCAGCACCACCGCCTCGGCCGACAGGAAATCGCTCGGCAGCGATACGGAAGAACCGCTCGCCGACAGCGACAGCGTTTCCGTCGTCTGCTGCCGCCGATGCACCAAGTCCCGCTGGATGTTGACCTCGAACAGCCGCACGAAGTCCGGCACCTTTGCCACGAACGCGGTGTCGCCCGAGCGCGTGAGTTCCGCCGCGATGGAGGTTTTCAACTCGCCGTAGTTACTGAGCGCCATCCCGAACCTCCCTCAGTACCTCGGCCAAATCCCATGGCTCGCGAACGACGGTCACGCTCTCGTACCAGCGGTGTTCCCGACCGCCGGTCCCATAGCGCCAGTGGTGATATTCATCCGGCAGAAGAACCCACGTCGGCGTCCCGAGAGCGCCCGCGAGGTTCACAACCGAGGTCGGAACCGAAATCACCGCGTCCAGCTCGGCTACCAGCGCCGCCGTGTCGTCGTAGTCCTGCGATTGCGTAAGCCAGGGCCACTCATGGACGCCCGGCACCAACGCCGCCCCCTTGTATTGAAGCGAGACCAACGACACGTCGGGGTCGCTGAACGGCGAGACCCCCAGGCCCTCCAATAGCCACTGAGCATCGACCTGGCGTTCGTGTCCTCCCGTTACCGGCGCCCCGCCCGTCCAGGCTACGCCAATCTTCAATCCCGGCAGTTCGTCCAGCAGCGCCCGCGCAGCCTTCCTGCGCTCGGGGCAGGCCACCAGATACGGCTTCCGTGGACAGTCGCTCGGGGAAGTCCGAAACCACCCCGGCAGCGCCGAAATCGGAACCTTGTGCGTCGGCAGAAAACCGTCCACCCACTCCGGGCTCGGCACCCGCCGTGTCCCGTGAACCGCCGCCCACGGGAATGACCGCTGGAATAGCCCTCGCAGCCGCGCGTCGGTCTCGATGACCACCCGGTACCGCTCCAGGTCCGGGATGCACGCGGCGTAGAATACCTCGTCGCCGATGCCCTGCTCGCCGTACACCACCAACCGCTTCGGTTCGTTGCTCCACGTCCCGTCGTCGCGCTTGAACTTCAATGTCTCGGCTTCCGGCAGCCACATTTCCGCCCGGCCGTAAAACCGCTCGGGGCGCTCCCCCTGACCGATTTGCAGCGCCACCATCGGCCACGCCTCGGCCCACTGTCCGGTCGCCAGATAGACCATGCCGAGGTTCGCGAACGCCGTCCGCTCGTCGGCGTTCACCTCGATTGCCTGTAGGTACAGCCCCTCGGCTTCTTGCAGCCGCCCCATCTTGAGAAACGCGGTGCCTGCGTTGCACAGCGCCCAGTAGTAATCGGGCTCCGCTTCCAGCGCCTTCTGGTACAAAGCCAGCGCGGCGCCGTTCTCACCCATCTGGTCCATGCACCGACCAAGGCCCGTGTATCCGGCCGCCTTCTCCGGCGCCAACTTGATGACCCGCTCGAATAGCTGGTAGGCCAGCCCGTGGTCACCCTGGTCGAACAGGGTCGAGCCCATCACGTAGACGGCTTCCGGGTCAGTCGGATTGTCGTTCAGATAGCCCTTCAACCACGCCAGCCCGCGCTCGGTCTCCCCGGCCTCAAGGAGTTGGCGGGCCTCCCTCAGACGGTCCAATGCGCCCCCCGCAGCTTCCGCCAATCGGGGTCGTTCAACAGCCGCTTAACCGCAGGCCAGTGATCCTTGTTGAACACGTCGATGCCCTTCTCGACTTTCCACTTGTGGATTATCGAGAGCGGGATGCTGCCGACGTAGCGCATGTCCTTCGACTCCGTCCAACCACCGTGCGCCTCGGTCGCGCGCCGCTGGTTGTGGTCGAGGATCGCCTGAACGTCCTGCGTCTCGGTAAGCCGGAACTTCCCGTCGCCGTCGGATTCGAACGTCGTCGTAATCCCGGTGAACGGGTCGTAGTCGAGAGTGCGCTTCATGGGGTCTCCAAAAGAGAACGGGGCGCCCGAAGACGCCCCGCCCGTAGTCACGATGTGCTCTTGCCTAGGTGACGTGCTTCCACGTCCTGCCGATGCGAACGTGGTAGACCGTATTGATGTGAAGGCCGAGTTCGTCGGCCCACTCGCGGTTTGACTTCGTGCTCGCGCGGATCTCACGCACAAGATCGTCCGTCAGCTTCGATTGCGACTTGTCCTCGCCAGAAGCAGCAGCACGCCGACCCTTCCGGTCCATATCGCGCGTATTCGCAACCTGCGTGCCGAGGAACAGGTGACGCGGGTTCACACACGGCGGGTTGTCGCAGGAGTGGCAGACCACCAGCCCGTCCGGGATGGATCCCTTCGCCAACTCATAAGCCACACGATGAGCGCGGCGCTGCTTGTTGTTGTCCCGGATGACGCCGTAGCCATGGACGCCCGGGCTGCCCGTGAATGGCCAGCACTCGTCTGGAGCGCCAACGTCAACCTTCGCCCAAAACCGCTCCGCAAGCGGCTTCTTCATGTGGCTCAAGTCCACGTCGTTCCGCTGAACACGGCGACCTGTCGTGGCCGGCGCGCCATCAAGGCGGCCAGATCTTTGCAGTTTGCGATAGTGCAGCCAACAAAGCCCCCGCGCCACCGCTCGCTCCGAGCAATCGGGCACAGAACACACGTAATCCAAAAGAACCTCCGGTACCGCTGAGAAGAACCCAACAGTACCGGAGGCGTCGGTCCTCGTCAACCGCTAAGGTGTACCCCCTAACTAACTGTGAGGTCCGCAATCTTACCGGAGGCAGCCTCATTGAGGCAGGCTAGGGTGTACTCCCCCACAATGTGCCGCTTCTCGCTGTCGCCGGTCTTCGCCAGCCGCTCCTGCTTGAACGGCCGGAGCGCGCACAGCTCCCAATACTCCCAGTCGATGACGAGAGCCGTCCGGCCGCGCTGGAAGCGGTTCGGAACGATGGCAAGCTGACCGAAGTCCGAGACGTACACATCGGCCGCACCGATGATTTCCGCCTGACCGACCTTCGGGGCCGTGTCGCGATACAGCGTCGCGATGCCGCTGAAGCCCGACGCGATCTGCTTGTTGTGCGAGCCGACCATCAGGGTCGACGGGGCGCCACCCGCGTCCCAAACGCTCGACAGCACGGTCTTCAGCAGCGCCTCGGTGAACGTCCGAACGGTCGAGCCGTCCGTCGGCGCCGTGGTCGGGGCGCCCGAAGTCGTCGCGGGCGTGGTGCCGTCCGTGTAGTTGGACTTGTTGGACGACAGCCACGTCTCCATCGAGGCCATGTGGCGCTCGGTGGCGGACGAACCGGCGACAGCCGCGTAGTTGCGGGTCACGGCGTGCTCGAGGTCGCGCTTGATCTCCTTGCCGCGCTTGGCGAGCTGGTACGCCAGTTCCGTCGCACGACCGGCCTTGTTGACCGCATCCGACGTGCCCGAGACCTGGACGGTCTTCTTCAGGATCTGAGTGTAGTTGCCCACCCGCGAGGTCGCGGAGATAGTCAGCGCCGTCGAGTCGTCACCGTCGAGGTGCGCGTTGTCGGCGGCGGCGGCCAGCGCGTCCGTCTGCCAGTCATGCAGAGTGGCGGTCGCTTTGCCCTTCTTCATGTTGGAGATAGAAGGCGTTTCCGTTGGACTGATGTCGTAGATGATATCGGCCAGGTCTTCACGCACGCCAGTTAGGTCGAACTCAGTGGTCGTGCCGGCAGGGACAGTCATGATATTATCCTTTCATCGACTGCCCGCCTGCGGGTCTACTTGACGCGCATGTCCTCCATGAGAACGGCAGCAGCGTCCGCAGCCTTCCCGCTATGGCGGAATTGCTTCACGAGACGTGCTTTCCTGGGGTCGCCACCGGCCTTCGGCTTGGCCGCCGCGCCGGGCTTCACCGGCTTCTTCGGCGGGGCCTTCTTGACCTTCTCCTTGACCTTTTCCTTGACGGTCGCGCTCTGAGCTTGAGATTTCCGGCCCTTCACGGCGTCGCGGAGAATCCGCACGGCACGGTGGTCGAGAATCCCCTCCACCTCTTCCGGTCGGAACCCGTAAACTTCCGTTGCGATCTGCACCATTTCGGCCTGCTCGGCGGCCCGGACCTTCGGGTCGCGCCACTCGGGCAGGGCTCGCATGAGCCGGGCCTGTTCCTCCTGCAACGCCTGCTGGCGGGCCTGAGCCTGCCTCGCGCGCTGATGCTGGATGAACTGGGTGCGTTTCGCGTTCTCGGCATCCCACTCCTGCTGACGCTGGTAGGAGCCGAAAGGGTCTTCTGGATCGTACTCAGGACGCGGCGTCTGGAACTGGGCAAGAAGCTCGGCCTCTTGGGCCTTCTGCGCTTCCCATTCCTGCACGCGGTTCTGAAACTCGCGCCTCTCGTGCCCAAGGGCCTGAGTCTTGCGCGTGTAGTCCTCAACCCGGAGGTAGCCTTCAGCGTACTCGTCAGGGGCTACCCGGACCGTGCTGCCGTCGGGATGCGTGAATTCGAGGTACTCGCCCTCGACTTCGTCATCCTCGGCTTCGGCCGGACCCTCGTCGGGCTCCGCTTCGCCTTCCTCAGTATTGGACTCGGAGGCTTCTGCCTCGCTGGCCTCAGAACCTTCCGCCTCGTCGGCTTCCGGCTGCTCTTCGGCGTCATCGTCATCGTCAGGGCTGCCCGGATACGGACCCTCGACGCGGACGGTGTCACGGTTCACGTTCTCTCCCGCCGTCTCGGCCTCCGAAACGTCCACGTAGGACTGGAGCCGCATCAGCGGGTCTTGATTGCCGACGCCCTCGGCGCTACCGGCAGTTGCCATGTCTTCCTCCTTGGAACCCGCGAACGGGCTGCTCCAAATGAAAAGGGCGCCCCGAAGGACGCCCCGCGTGTTCCCTATTCAGGGAAGGGTTAGACGACGAATTTCGCGTTGTCCGGCAGGCCCTCGGCGAGCCGTCCCGCGTTGACCTTCGCACCGAGCGCCGCTTTCACGTCGAACAGCACCTCGATGCACTTCAGCTTGCCAAGCCGCGCGTCCGGGTCCGTCTCCGAGATGGCTTCCCGGATGTAGGCTTCCCGCAGATCGTCCCACGCCTTGGCAAACACGCTGCTCTCCAGGATGTGCTGCGCTTCGGCGGCGTCCTGGATGACCCTCTCTCGGTCGCTCACTTGCCCCCCTGCTTGGTCGGGAGGCGCGTGTTCGGGTTGTAGCCCTCCTTGAACAAGTTTGGGTTGCCCCCGCCCGAGTTCACGAAGTACTGCCCGCGCGCGACGGCCTCCGGGTCAAACTGCGCGTTGAGGTCGATACCGTACTGGCCCGCCAGCGGCGCCGCCTCACCCCTGCGCGAAAGCCCCTGGTCCGTGCCGAGCAGGTTGTGCAGGGCCATCGCGCGGCGCTGTTGGTCGCCCGACAGTTCCATCACGTCCTGCGACATCATCGGGCCGTAGAGCATGGCGAGCATGTCCCGATTGGTCATGTCGCCGAAGCCGCCACCGCCGCCCGTCGTCGCGTTCGGGTTCGGCTGCCCCTGATACACGCCCGACGGGTTGACCGGCATGACCTGCGTCGGCATCGGCGCCTGCGGGGCCATCCCCGCCTGCGGGTGAGCCTGAGACGCCGGGGACATGCCGTGCGACGACAGCAGCCCGCCTTGAGGCTGCCACGCCCCGTGAGGCTGCATCCCGTACTGCATCAGGTCGCCCTGCGCAGGCCGCACCTGATAGCCCGCCAGAAGGCCCCCGGCGAAGTTGCCCATCATGTCTTCGGCCTTGGAGTCAGACAGCAACCCGCGCGCAATCGCCGGTTTGTAGACCGGCAGCGACGGGTCCATGTACGGCCCCATCGAGTAGAGGTCCGCGCCGGGGATCGACGCGCTGGGTTGAACCGCCATGACCTACCTCACGACTTGCGGGTGGACGACTTGCCGCCGGACGGCTTGCCCGTGACCTTGACCGGCTTGTCGTACATGCCGATGCAGCCGAGGGCCGAGCCCCCGCCCTTCTTGGTGCCCTTCATGGTGTATGCTCCTCTCAGGCTGTGCGGCTGATGGCGGCGCCGCCCCGCTTGGTCGGTCAGCCGACCTGAAACACGCTATCCCCGATCTCCTTGACCGGGATGTTCAGCCCCCACGCATCACAGAACGAGACCACGTCTTCCAACGTGGTCGCCGCCTTCGCGCGGAAATACGGGTCGACCTCGACCGGCTCCAGTTCAACCGGGTGATTGCCCTTGAACATCGCCCGCAGCACGTCGGCTATCCGCTCGTGCGCCTGCCCCTCCGGCTTCGCCACCCACCCCCTCGGCGCCTTCACCCACTCCAGGGCATCATCGACCGAGCCCGACCGATACGGCGCGCGGTTCGTCGCGTACACGCCATCCTCTGGACAGCCGGTTAGTATCGAGAAGGCCGGGACGCCCATATAGGCCGCCTCAATCCCGGTCGTGCAGCCCGTGTGGACCACCGCGCGGGCATTGCGCATCCACGCGATGTGACTGCCCTCAGTGACCACCCTGTCGCCGTACAGCCGCCGCCACCGCTCCGGGTCTTCCGTCGGGTGCGGGCGCAACACAACGTCCCCTTCGTAAACGTCCATGAACCGCCGAACGGCCCGGATCTTCGCCTCGTCGTGGCGCATGTGCGAGCGGTACTGGTCGAACGTGTCGAACACGCCTGCCGACAGGCACATGGCCGCGTATTCATCGACCGGGCCGGTGCAGTTCGCGCCCGCCGAGTTCGTATTGACCAGCACGTAACCCGACCTCGGCGCCTCGCCGAACATCTCCGGCTTGGTCAACAGGTCGAGCCTCGGGTTGCCCGTCGCCACAGCGTTCGGGAACACCGCAGCCTGCAACCCGCCATCGCAGAACACACGGTCGGCCGGAAAGCCCGGCGCGAACTCCCGCTGCATCGTCCGCTTGTCGACGACGTTGATGCACTCCTCGTCGATGACGGCTATCCGGTGCCCGCACTCACGCGCGAACAGCCCCCACTTCACCATCGCCCGGTTGGCGCCCTTGAACACCATCGTTCCCGTCGGGACCGACGCCATGTTCGCCGCGATAACCCGCTGGAAGCCGACGACAGAGTGCGCGCCGTGCTTGTAGAGCGCCGCCGCAATGAGAAGCCGCGACCACAGTTCCCGGTCTCGGTTCTCGACCATGAGGTAAATCACAGCGTCTCCCTCGCCTGCAGCCAGCGCAGGACGCCTTCCGCCATCAGACCACCCCCGGCACGTTCCCCTGGCCGTCACGAGAGCCCGCAGCCATCTTCGCAACCTCAAGCTGGCCTTCCATCGCCAACTCCTGCTGCTTCAACTGGCCCGTCATCGCCGCCTTCTGCCGCTCGATCTCAAGCCGCGCGGCCATCTCCTCACGCATCAACTGGATTTGGGCCGCGTTCTTCTCGCGCTCCATCTCCATCCGCATCTGCATCTCGGCTTGCTTCGCCTGAAGGTCGGCCTGCGCCTGCTGTTGCCGAAGCGCCATGTCCGCTTGCGCCTTCTGCTGCTCAAGCTGCATCTTGGCCTGCGCCTCGACCACCTTCGGGTCGGGCTGAGGCTGCTGCGGCGGCGCCTGATACTGCTCCGGGTCCGTGAAGTAGATGTCCACGTCCTGAAGGTCCGCCGCCTCCACCATCTTCTGATACGTGTTGTAGAGGTTCTTCAGGTTCACCAGCGGGTTCTGCGGCCCGGCAACCTGTAGGATTTGCTCCTGCTTCTGGGCAATCACCATGTACCGCTGCATCTGCTGGTCTCGGTTGCCCGTCCCGAGCCCGACATTGACCGTAACGTCCATGTCGATGTTCCAGCCGCGCGGGTCCATCGGCACCCACTTGTTTCGCAGCTTGATAACCCGCTCTTTGTCCTGGTGCTTGGCAACCAACCGCAACAGCAGCCGCGCCAGATCCTTGAAGCCGGTCTCGGCATAGACCCGCGCGATAAGCTCCGTCCGCTCGCGGGCCTTGTTGCCGTCCTCCATGACCTTCGCCGCCGTCTCCGGCTGCAACGTGTCAGGCTGGAGGTCCGGGCCGACAGGAGACACGCCCGTCCGGCGAACCAACAGCCCGTCCACGTATTCCAGCATCGGAAACGCGCGCTGGCCCTCCCACGTCGTCGCGAGAGGCGCGACCGCCGCCGGACCCTTCGTGCGGATGACGCCGCCCGGAGCTTGGTTCAGCAGGTCGTTCATGTAGTCCTGGTCGAACTGCGTCAGGTCGACCGTCAGGCGCGGCATCGTCGAGTGGTACAGACCATCCATCATGATCCGCAGCAGCGCCGTCTTCCATCGCTGCGTCTCGCGCGACAGATCGTCCATCGACAGGCCGTACAGTCGGTGCGGCAGAAGCACCGGGGAAATCCCGGCAAACGGCAGATGGTCCGTCTCGTCGTTCTCAAGAACCACCGGATCATCCGGGCCATTGCCGATCACGACACGGCGGCGCTCTGCTCGACCGTCTTCGTCATGGTCGAAGTTCAGAAAGCACTCGTAAATCCAGTACGGCCGCGCCGCCTCGTCCTCGATGGTGTAGCGGTCGTCGTAATCGAGGTCGTCGAACCGCTCTTCCGTCTCTTCCGCGAAGTCGTCGTCGGCCACCTTCAACCGCGAGATAAGCCGCTCGTCATAGCCCATGTCCAGCAGTTCGGACTTGGACTTGCGCGTCCGGTGGGCAACGAACGTCGCGTCATGCAGCGAGCGCGCGCGGCGGTTCGTCATGAACTCTTCCGGCGGCACCGCCTCCATGACGATCTCGCCGTCGGTCTCCGTCCGCTCTACCTTCAGGTCATAGAGAGCCACCTGCACGGGGCCTTCCGGGCTCTCCATCACCTCAAGGCGCGACTCCTGTTCGACCACCTGAACGTCGTCATCCTCGGCGACCGCGACCATCTCGTCTTCGGTCAGCCCAGTATATTCCTCCGAGACGACGGTTTCCTTCTCCTCCCAGTAGACCTTGATGGCCGCGAACTTGTAGATCAGCGCCGACTTCATCCAGTCGTGGATCTGCCGGAACGAATCCCGGCGCCGCATCAGCCAGCCCACGTAATCCGTGGCCTGCCCCGCCGCTTCTTCATCCTCCGGGCGCACTGCCTCGAAACGAATTACCTGGTCGGTGCCGAGGAACACGCGCACCAGCGACGGCATCACGCCCTCGACCGTTTCCAGCACGTCCCGAGACATGACCGCCGAGCGACCCGGCGGCGCAGGCTGCACGTCGAGGTCACCCTCGTAATACTGCCACGCAAGCGACCGCTCGTTGGAAAGCTCGTCGTTGTCGTGGCCGATGGCCGAGCGCAGTTGCGACGCGACTACCGCGCGCAGGCGCTCGTCGGGATTAGCCATTCTCGGTCTTCCTCGGGCGACCCGGACCACGCTTCATCGGCAGCACCTCAGCAGCCCTCGGCGCGTCACCCGTCGCGCGCCCCTCGATGGCCGCCAGCCGCTTGTCCAGGTCGGCCAGCCGGTCCAGCAGCGCACGGTCGCGCTCCTTCACCCACTCGCGGGTGGCAAGCTTGTTCGCAAATACGATGTCCATCTGCCACTCCTAGTTCGCGGACCGCTCAAATAACAGGCCGGGGCGCTCCCAAAGCGCCTCCATGCTTTGCGCGAGTTCCAGCGGGACAAACCCCGTCCTCTTAATGGTAGCCATATGCCGGTCCGCATTTAGCCACCGCACTACCTTTGGAATCACAACGCCGTGGTTTCGGCAGAACTCGCGGATTGATTGGTCAAGCTGATCCCCGGTCATTTCCGAAAGGTCTGCCGTCTCTTGTTCTTCTTCGCCCACCCCGACGACAAGGTCTGCCAACACGCCACCGTTACTCAAAGACGCCGCAACAATTGACAGCACTGGGTCGAACGGCGCCTTAAACCACTCCTTACCCCCTGCGCGCGGGTGGTGCTCACAAACGCCAGCAAGGGCCATTTGTTCGGCTTCGCTAAGGTCTTCCTCGGGGTCCAAGTGAAAGACCGCTTCTGCGACGACCTTTAGGCCCCCGTAGTGCGTGAGCCCCTTGCGGCGAGAGGCCCAGTTGGTCGTCCTGCCGACCTTGGTTAACTCATCTCCGAACGAGAGGACGTAAACAACCGGGGCAATCTTGCGCCGCTTACTCATTACTCAACCCAGCTCGTGTTGACCTCGATGGCCTTCTGCTTCTTCGGCTTCGTCTTCGCCTCGCGCAGCATCATCGCCGCGTAGCGCGTCGCGTCCATCAGGTCGTCGCGCTCCTTCACGATCTTCCCGTCCTTGCGGTGGTACAGGCGGAACTCCTCCCACCATTCCGCAAGATGCCGGAAGACCTTGAACCGCCCCGTCTGCATCCGGTCGAGGATGTCCATCAGGCCAGCCTCCACAGAGACCGACCCATCCTCGAATTGCGCACGCTCCCGGAGCATGTTCAGCCCCTGTTGACGGTACTGCTCCACCAGCGGCGTCGCTCCGTCCTTGCCATGGCTGCTCGCGTCCGACGGCCACGACACGGGTATCCAGTCGCCCTTGGGCTTGATCGCCGCCGCATGAATGACCGGCGTTGCCTCGCGCTTCCGGTAGCAGTCCGTCACGTACACGATGTCGCTGTCACGGTCCCACGCCAGCCATACAGCCGCCGTCGGGTGGTCCCAGCCCAGATCCATGCCTGCGATCCGCACCCAGTGGTCGGCCAGCGGGACCGGATCGCACGCGATGTCGTCTTCGGCTACCGGGTACACCCGCCCGGAACCCATGATCGGGATGCCCTTCGTCCGGGCTTCCCTCTCATGCGCCGGGTAGCTCGCAATGATCTCCGCGCGCTGTTCCTCGGTGTAGTGCTCCGCGTCTTCGATGGTCATTTGCGTGACCGACCGCGACGGGCTTTCCTCCATCAGAAACCGGCTCACCACATCCGACATGCCGAGAAGCGGCGTAAACGTCATCCATACCGGCCCGCCCGTCGTATTCGTGCGCGTCAGCCCCTCGGTGTAGATGTCCAAGTCCGGTTCCTCGTCGAACCATACGAAGTCCAGCGTCTCGCCCTGAAACTTCTCCCGGCCCTGGTTGTAGCTCTTGAGCGTCAGCACGCTTTCGCCGCCGGAGACGTGCCTGACCTTGATGGTGCCGACCAACCCCGGCGTTCCGAGCGCCGACGATACGTCGATGATGTCCGCCTTCGGGATGGCTCCAGTCCCTCGCCGGGAGCGCCCAAGAAGTAGGCGCTGAATCGTATCCCTAACAACCTCGCCAGTCTCGCCAGCCGCCCACCCCACCGGAGGCTTGTCAAAGCGCCGGCCCTGCCACCATTCGGGATACTTGCCTGTCAGATGAATGGCGCACTCGTGAGCGCCTGCGACCGACTTCCCGAGCTGGTTGCCCGCCATGAACAACCGCTCGCGCGTCGTCTTAGCGTGGAATTCCGACTGCTTAATGTACGGTCGATAGTCCGCGAGCTGGTTTTCCGCCAACTTCGCCAGAACCGCTTGCTCCAGTGCCGTCTTTTGCGTCGGCGAGAGCCTTTGCAAGAGCCTTGAGTTCATCTCGGTCAAGTCCATCCAGCGTGGCGTCCACCCCTTCGTGCTTCACACGGTCGACGAACATTCCGAGGTGCTTGCCCAGCTTTTCCCAGGCGCTCACTCGCGCGCTGTGAGACGATCCTTCTGCGAAGAATTCCGCCTCTTTCAGGAGGCCGGCAATGACTTTGGCCTGATCGACCTCAACCCTTTCCGCGACCTCTTGGCGGGCCGCGTTAAGGGCAGCCTCAATTTCAGGTTTCTTCAGGTTTTCCTGCCCAATCGAGTAGGCCGTCTTTTTGCTGTACCCCGCCCGGAGCGCCGCCTGTGTCGCGTTGAGGCAGATCAGGTATTCCTCAACGAAGCGCTCCTGCTTGGCGGTCAACTTTCGCCCGCCGTGCTTCGTCGCCATTTTGCCTCCAAATTCGCGGTCTTATGTAGCAAACACACCAAGCGATCCGTCGTCCCCAGAGGGTGACGCGGATACGCTGGGGTCATGTCGGAACACGCCATATCCGCCCTCGTGAAGAAGCGCGCCGAACTGGCGGGCGAGATCGAGCGCACCAAGGAACATCTGTCGATTCTCCAGCAATCTCTCGTCCATGTCGACGGCGCCCTTGCTGTTCTCGGCTACGAGTTCGCCGCCGAGATCGAACCGACCTACCGGCGACCACGCGGCTATTTCGACCAGGGAGAACTCGTGCGGATCATCCTCAACCGGCTCCGCGATGAAGGCCCGCAGACCATTGTCCAGTTGCGAGACAGCGCGATAGCCACCACGGGCATCGGCACCGACAACCCACGCACGGTTCGTGTCATTCACAAGAAGGTGCTACGCGCGCTGACCCGTCAGGAGGAACGCGGGAACGTCACGACCAGCGACGGGAAGGTGTGGGCGCTTGCATAGCCGCAATGTAGCATCAGACGCCTGCAGATTGACGGGAGGCGACAATGAAAACCGCAGAGTTTCAGCTTCTTCAACAGCAGATCAACCATCTGCACGAACTGGCCGCTAGTTCGCTGCAGATGAACACGATCCTTCTCGGCTTCATCATTGATAAGGGAGTTCTGTCACCCCAAGAAGCGCACGACAGACTTCTAGAACACCTCAACCTAACCCCAGAAGACCGGAAACAGAGCGCCAAAGCGAATTTTCTCAAGGCGATTTATGGCCTTGCA